ATAATAAGACTATCTATAACACACACTCTACACACACTCGGACAAACATATAATGTAATAATAAGTTAATAAAAAGGGGAAATTAATCCCCTAATTATTACTGTTGTTTGAGTCTGATTGGTTTAATCTCTTCTTCATATATCAATGACTTACCTGTTGCTTCAACACACATATCATTAATAGCTCTAACTCTAGCGTTGTAATCGCTTATATGGTCTCTGATACTAGGAACAGGTACACCAAATGTTTTATTCCAACCTCGCTTGTTAGATGAAGTCATAACTTTACTTGCTACAGATGTCTGTGCTTCTATTAGCAAGTCTTGATAGTATTCGTACAATTCTTCCGTACTCATGATTATTCTCCTATATTTATTATTATTAATCAAATAAAATACAAATCAAAAATAACGTAAATTCTATTTACGAAATCCCCCGTATAGGGGGTATACTATGGGAAAAAGGCTACATAACAAAATCCTACAATTTTTTTGGGTAACAACTTGGTCATCGCTTGACATTGATTTGACTTATGTATTAGATTCTGGGCGGTGGTTGGGTAAAGGATTATAATAATGTGTAGTAGAAAGAAAAATAATAATGGCAGAAGAATACAAATTCCTAAGTAGATTTTCCGTAGATGAACAAGAAGACATATTGCGTACTATGTCTGAATCATATTATCCTATACAAATTAATGATAGAGTATATATGATACCTGAAGAAGTAAATGACCTTATAGATAGATTAGTGCAAAGATTAGAACGCAATGGACATCAAGTAAATATAGGAGATATAGTTGGAGAAGCAGACAATTAAAGGAGTACCTCACTATGTATATGATACATATGAGGAGTTTAAAGAAAATTGCCCTAGTGAAGAAGTTCATGATAATTGGAGAACTGGTAATGAAGGAGATTGGGTATGGTCTGATGATGGTAGGATTGTTCAATTATTAAAAGTAAGTAAAAATGTAAATCACCCAGGCGACAGAAAGAATTATAAATACGCTAATGGATGGGTAAGAACTGTTGTAGGTAGTTTTTTAAATAGACATACAGTTAAAATGGATACGGATTTTTCACAACATCCAAATAGATATACATTTAGTAAAACAATTAAAGATACAAATAAACGAGTAAAAGAACGTACTAAGGTAACAAATAAAGAAAAACAATTTGCTACTAACATCGTTGTAGGTATGGGTGCTGTAAAAGCATATAAGAAAGCATACAACGAAATGTCAGATAACAAAGCTGGTAAGAAAGCAGCTGTATTACTTAAACAGGAAAGAGTTATGAAAGAAATAGAAAAGTCAGTATTAGACGTTGCAAAGACTCTAGGTATAGACCATGAGTATATATTAGGTAAATTAAAACATCTTGCTGATTATAGTGAAGATGATAACATTATATTACAATCTACAAAAGAACTAGGTAAGATTGTTGGAACATCAGGTAATAATGTAAAACAAATAGAAACTGGTATAGTGGGAATGTTTCAAGGATTTGGTTCAGAAGATTTACAAATAGCAGGTAGAAAAAAAGAACTTAATCCAATAGAGGAAGAATAATATGCTAGTAAAAGATGATACTGGAAATATTATTGGATGTGATAAATGCGGAGCAAGAAATTTAAAAAAAGATGGATGGGCATATTGGAAAAGTAAAAAAAGACAAAGATGGCAATGTATGGCATGTGGTAAAAAAATGCTTAATCCAAAAGTTCTTGAGAAGTCTCCATTTAAAGCAGAAGAATTAGAAGTTGATTTTATACCAATAGATGATATAATAAAACATCGCAAAAAACAATTTAATCAAAAATTAAAAGCAAAAAAATCTAGAGGATTAATAAATATAAAAATTAATCAAATGGGACCTATAGGTATACTTCATTTTGGAGACCCTCATGTAGATGACGATGGTACAGACTTAGGAGAGATATATGCATTATGTGATTTAATAAATAAAACAGATGGATTGTTTGGAGGTAACTTAGGAGATATACAAAATAATTGGATAGGTAGACTTCAAGCATTATATGGACAACAATCTACATCTGCAAAAGAATCATGGAGACTTACAGAACATTTTGTTAATCAAGTAGAATGGTTATACTTAGTAGCAGGTAATCATGATGTATGGAGTGGTGATGGCGACCCACTAGAATTTATTATGAGAGAACATAGTGGTGTGTACGAACAATGGGGAGCAAGACTTAATCTTATATTCCCTAATGGTAAAGAGATTCGTATCAATGCTCGTCATATGTTTAAGGGTAACTCAATGTGGAATACTGCTCATGGTGTAGCCAAAGCTGCTCAAATGGGATGGAAAGACCATATACTTACTTGTGGACATACTCATGTATCAGGTTATCAAGTATTGAAAGATGCAGCTAGTGGACTTATAAGTCATGCAATACAAGTAGCATCATTTAAAATAATGGATAGTTATGCAGACAAACTTGGATTAGATGATAAAAATATATTTAATGCACCAGTTACAATTATTGACCCTTACTATGAAGATGATGATAATAGATTAATTACTACTATATTTAATCCATACGAAGGTGCTAATTTTTTAAAATACAAAAGAGAACAATGGAAAAAGTCAAAACAGAAATAACAATTATATATACATACTTAAAAAAAAATTTAAGTAATTGTATTTCAGTAACTCCTTATCCAGGTCCGTGGAAAAAAAATAATAATATGGATAATATAAGTTATCGCAGGTAATGGCAAATATAAATACACAAAATATAAGTGAGGCTGAAGAAGCATTAAAACTTGCATACACAGATTTAATAGCTTTTGGTAAGTTATTTTTACCTGATGATTTTTTACGAAGCGAAACACCATTTTTTCATTATGAAGTTGCTGATGCAATTGATGATAAAGAAAACAAACAAACTGCCATTATTATTCCTAGAGGTCATGGTAAGACCGTATTAACTAAAGCATCTATGTTAAAAGATTTTGTCTTTTGTAAAGATGACTTCTTATTCTATGCTTGGGTATCTGCTACACAAAAACTTAGTGTAGGTAATATGGATTACATTAGACACCACCTTGAATTTAATGATAGATTAAAATATTATTTTGGAAATTTAAAAGGAAAAAAATGGACAGAGGAAGATATAGAGTTAAGTAATGGATGTAAACTTATTAGTAAAAGCAATGTCGCAGGAATCAGAGGTGGAGCAAAACTACACAAAAGATACGACCTCATCGTACTTGATGACTTCGAGCATGAAGCAAACACAATTACACAGGAAGCAAGAGATAAGAATGCTAATCTTGTTACTGCTGTTATCTATCCCGCTATTGAGCCTCACACTGGTCGTCTTCGTGTTAATGGCACTCCTGTACATTATGATTCATTTATTAACAATCTTCTTAATAGTTATGCGAAAGCTCAAAAAGAAAACAAAGAGTTTGCTTGGAAAGTTATTACATACAAAGCATTACTAGATAATGAAACACCATTGTGGGCATCTTTCTTTACTAAAAAGAAATTAAAAGAAAAGAAAAAATTCTATGCAGATAGTGGTATGCCACAAAAGTTCTATCAAGAATATATGATGGAAGTTCAATCTGAAGAAGATGCTATATGGAAAAGAGACCATATTAGATATTGGAATGGATACTTTAAAAATGAAGATGGTGCTAATTATATCGTAAAAGATGGAGAAGATATACCAGTTAATACATTTATTGGATGCGACCCTGCTACAGATATTGATACTAAGCATGCTGACTATAGTGTTATAACTGTTATTGCGATTGATGCAAATAATGAATTATATGTATTAGAATATGAAAGACATCGTAGTATTCCTACTATAGGTTCTAAGAATCCTGAGACTGGAGAAATAATAGGAAAGAAAGGTGTAGTAGATATTATTATAGAATTACATCAAAAATACAATTGCACATCATCTACAGTTGAAGATGTAGCTATGAATCGTAGTATATTTCAAGCAATGAATGATGAAAGAAGAAGACTAAATAAGTACGATATATCCGTAATACCACAAAAACCAGGCGGTACACAGAAACGAAATCGTATTTATTCTGGACTTTCTGCACGTTTTAGTACAGGAACTGTCTATTTAAGGAAAAATATGTTTGATTTAATCAACGAAATCCTTACTTTCGGTCCTAAAATGGCTCATGATGACACTATTGAATCACTTTATTACGCACAAATACACGCATTTCCGCCAAGTATGAAAAAAAGTAAAGATAAAAAATCATGGTTTAAGCCTAAAAGAAAAGCTAAAAGCTGGTTAGTATCGTAAGGAGTATATATGCCTAAGTTTGGTAAAAGGTCAAAAGAACGATTAAGAGGAGTAGACACTAGACTTGTTAATGTCCTAAATGAACTTATTAAGATTATGGATGTTACAATTATTGAAGGATTACGGAGCAAGCAACGACAGGAGATATTACTAAAAGAAGGCAAAACGAAAACTAAGTTTAGCAAACATATTGAAGGAAAAGCTGTAGACCTCGCTCCGTATCCTATAGATTGGGAAGATAGAGATAGATTTCATTATATGGGTGGAATGATTAGAGGGATTGCAAAACAATTAAATATTAATGTTCGTTGGGGCGGCGATTGGGATAGTGATGGCGAAACAAAAGATAATCGCTTCGATGATTTAGTCCATGTGGAGATTAGAGATTAATGGCAAGAGTAACAAAAAAATCTAAAGCACAAGTAAATAAACAAATATGGGATAAAGTAAATAACTCCCATAGACATAGATGGCAAAGTGTAAGTCAAAAAGGATATGACTTTTATTTAAACGAACAACTTACAAAAGAAGAATTAACAATGTTGGAAGAATCTGGAATGCCAACATTTACTATAAATAGAATAACTCCTATTATAGAAATAATGAAATACTTTGTAACTGCTAATGACCCTAAGTGGAAAGCAGTAGGAGCAACTGGAGATGATGTAGATGTCGCTCAAGTTCATGCTGATGTAGCAGATTATTGTTGGTATCTATCAAATGGTAAATCATTATATAGTCAAGTAATACTAGATTCACTTACTAAAGGATTAGGATACTTTCTTGTAGATATTGATAAAGATGCTGATAGAGGAATTGGAGAAGTTTGTTTTAAAAGACTTGACCCTTATGATGTATTTGTAGACCCTGCTAGTAGAGATTTTTTATTTAGAGATGCGAACTTTATTCAAATAAGAAAGAATATTGCCAGAGCAAGACTAATAAATATGTTACCTCAATTTGAAGCAAAGATTAAAAAAGTAACTAAAGGTAGTGATGTAGTATCATATTCACAAAGAGATATTGATTTTACAGATAGTATTCAACCTGAAGATTTGACATATGGTGTTAATATGGATGCTGAAGATGACGACATTGTGCCATACTACGAAACATATAGTAAGAAAAAATTTAAATACAGAAATGTATATATTAAAATAGAACCTTCTGAATCTCAACTTGTTATGTTAAAAGAACAAGTACAAGAACAATTAGATTCATATAGGCAAGAAATAGAAGTAGGTCTAATTGAAAAACAAATGCAAATTGAACAACAAGTTCAAGAAGGTGAAATAATTCCAGAACGAGCAAGATTAATGATTGACAATTCTCAAAAGATGGCTGCTCAAGCAATACGAGAAAGAGAAATGGAATTAATATCTCAAGCTAGAGATGAAGCTACTATTATTAAAGAACAAGTAATGAGTGAAGTATCATATAAAAAGTTTGAAGCAGATAAAAACTTTTCTAAAAATATTGTTGATTCTGTAGAGTTTTATGAAAACAGAATAGTAAAAACAGTTAGTGTAGGAGATGATACATTTTTATATGAATCTATTATTCCTATTAGTGAATATCCTATTGTACCTATTTCTTATATGTACACAGGAACACCATATCCTATGAGCGCAGTAACTCCTCTTATAGGTAAACAACAAGAAATAAATAAAGCACATCAAATAATGTTACATAATGCAAACTTATCTTCTAATCTTAGATGGATGTATGAAGAAGGTTCAGTCCCTGAAGATGAGTGGGAAAAATATTCATCAGCGCCTGGAGCATTGTTAAAATATAGAAGTGGATTTTCCCCACCTACTCCAATACAACCAGCACCAATCAATAATGCATTCTTTACAGTTGTTCAACAAGGTAAAACAGATGCAGAATATATTAGTGGTGTACCAAGTGCAATGATGGGATTTTCTCAAGACCAAGCAGAAACATATCGAGGATTACTTGCTAATGATGAGTTTGGTACTAGAAGATTAAAAGCATGGATGAATAGTATTGTAGAACCTTCACTTGAGCATTTGGGTAGAGTATTTAAAATGATGGCTCAAAAACATTATACAATTGAAAAAGTATTTAGAATTGTACAACCAATGGCAGGTAATGATGAAGAAAGAGAAGTAAGAATAAATGTAAACCTTTACAATGATTATGGTAAAGCTATTGGTAAATATAAAGATTATGCATCTGCAAGATTTGATGTGAGAATAATTGCAGGCGCAACACTACCACTAAATAGATGGGCATTACTAGAAGAATATTTTAGATGGTATCAATCTGGATTAATTGATGATATTGCAATGTTAGCTGAAACAGATATTAGAAACAAAGATAAGATTGTTGAAAGAAAATCACAATTAGCTCAAATGCAAAGTCAATTACAATCTGTACAAGAATTAATAAAAGATAAAGATGGAACAATCGAAACACTACAACGTCAATTAGTACAAGCAGGTATTAAGATGAAAGTAGGAGATGCAAATACTGAAATACGAAAAGATGTTCTTGAAACTGAAGCGCAACAAAAACTTTTAAGAGGAATGTTAAAAGTTGAGTTTCAGAAAATGAGAGACGAAATGAAAAAGGACATGGAATCTACTAAGCAAGACGTTGCTCAAAACGAGCAATCTTAATTATTGCATTTTAGATTTTATAGTTGCTAAATTAAAATAACCTTAAAATAGGAGATAGTATGTCAGAACAAGTAGGTAACGCTCAAGTAGCCCCCGAAAGTACAAGCGTACAAGATGCAGTCATGAACGGCTCAAGTGATTTTTTTGAATCATTAGATAGAGAAGTAAATGGAGGCATATTAGACGAACCAACACAACCAACCTCGGTACAAAGCGATAACACGCAGTCGAGCCCCAATGTAGAAGTTCAACCGCAAAACGACAACGAAGTTTTGCAAAAACGATATAGCGATTCAAGTAGAGAGGCTAAAAGACTCAATGGAAAACTAAAAGAAATTGAACCTTATATGCCTATTCTAGACGCTATGCGTGAAGACCCTAATTTAATTTCTCATGTAAGAAATTATTTTGAGGGTGGAGGTCAGGCCCCACAATCAATGAATCAACAACTGAATCTTGATGAAGATTTTGTTTTTGACCCTGATGAGGCATTTTCTAAACCTGATTCCGATTCTGCAAAAGTAATGGGTGCAACAATCGATGGTATTGTGCAACGTCGTCTAAATAATGTTTTAAAGACACAACAAGCTGAAAATGCAAAAATGGCTAAAGAAACTCAATTCAAACAAAAGATGAATATGTCTGATGAAGAATGGAGTGAATTTACTGAGTTTGCAAAAAGCAAATCTTTAGAACTTGAAGATATATATTACTTGATGAATCGTAAAAACAGAGATAGTCAAATTGCTGATTCAACAAGACAAGAAATTCAAAACAAGATGAGAGAAGTACAATCTCAACCTAGCACACTTGCAACACAAGGTAGTGTTCCTGTTGAAAAGAGTACAGACGATACAGTCTTTGATACAATTTTGGGTACTGATAGTGAACTAGAAAAGGCTTTCGGTATATAAAATTATATTGTTAGCCATTAACTCAAACTAAAGAGGTACAAAGATGGCTGATGTATTCGGCATGGAAACATACGGAGCGTCCCCTGATGCAAGAAGTAATGGTTATGGAGCATTACCAAGCACAGGTGACCTCAGACGTAGATACAACTTTGGGGACAGGATTTCTGAACTTTCTATAGCTCAAGACCCTTTTTTCAGATTTGTATCTCAAGTCGCAAAAAAACCTACGGATGACCCTCAGTTCAAATTTACTGAACAGAGACATTCATTTCACAAACGATACGCTTATGTATCAAATCATGGAGCAAGCGCCCCATCTAGTTTAGCAGGAGGTGATGCAGAAATTGCTGATGGAGGAGTAGACGATGGTGACATATATTACTTCTGTATGATTGGTGATTATAAATCTGCTGGTAACATTCAAAATATATATGGAAATAGTAGTTATGATGTTTTACCAGGTTCTAGTGGTTCTCAACCTGCTTTCTTTTTACCAGATTCATTAGTGAAGATTCCTTATATTATAGCAGGTTCTTCAAATTTTAATGATTCTGAGACTGCAAGTGATTGGACTGATGCTAGTGGAGCTGCTACTACACCAGATGATTATCTTATTGTAAAGATATTATCAGTAGATACTTCATCTGTATCTAACGCTGCTGTTTTAAAAACAGAAGTAGTTAAAGGATATAGTGGAGCTTCTATTGAATTAACATCTTTTTCAGCGCATAATAATGCTTTAGACTCTGTTGATGTTTCAAGTTTTTCAATCGCTGATTATCTTGAAAAGAAAAGATGTTATGTAGTAGGTTCTGCTCACGCTCAAGGTTCAGGTTACCCAGAATCATGGAAAGACCAGCCTTTCTCAAGCGCTGTTGGATTAACTCAAATCTTTAAAACTGCAATGGCAATGGATAATACTACAAGAGCAACTGTTCTTAAGTATGAACCAAATGAATTTGCAAGAATTTGGAGAACAAAGTTAATTGAGCATAAGTATGATATTGAACAAGCATTACTATTTGGTTCTCAAGGAACTGATAGTTCTGGCGCTCAATATACTGAAGGAGCTGTTACTTTTATTACTAATTATGGAAACATTTTTGATGGTTCTGGTATTGGTGGTACAGGTACTAAGTCTCAAGATGATTTTCTTGATGATATGAGCAACTTCTTAGACCCAAGATACAACAACGCTAATGCAACTCTATTCATGTGTTCTACTGAAACATACAATTGGATGCATAAACTAAGTGGATACTTTTCAGCTAATGTTGCTAAAGTAGTTTCTGGAAGTGATAAACTTGGTCGTGCAGACTTTAGTATCGCAGGTAAGAAACAAGTATATGGATTAGACGTTACTCAAGTAATGACTCCTTATGGTTCAATGAACTTAGTAAGGAACATTCACTTAGATGGTACTGGTGTAAAGATACTTGCTATTAATATGGCTCAATGTGCTTACAGACCTTTGGTTGGTAACGGATTGAATCGTGATACAGCAGTATATGTTGGTGTTCAGACACTTGAAAATAGTGGTGTTGACCGTAGGGTTGATTTAATTCAAACAGAAGCTGGGATGGAATGGCGTATGCCTGAAGCTCATGCAGTCTGGAAATAGGAGGTAATCATGGGAATCCCTTTATACGGACAAAATAAAGATGGTGGACAGCTCGAAAGAAAAGTTGGTTCAGTAATTAAATGCACAGGAAACGCAGCTGTTTCTCTTTCCGCTAGCGATAGTGGTTCAGTTGTGCATATTGCTGGAGGAGCTGCTGGAGCTGCAGCTTGTAGTTTACCACACATAAAAGGACAAGATGGTCTTGAATTTACATTTTTACTAGCAGCCGCTAATGGTTCTGGTGATTTTGATATTGATGCTAGAGATGGTGTTGATTTCTTTATTGGCAGTTTAGTTAGTGTTGAAGGTACTAATGATGTTGGAATTGATTTCAATGGAAGTTCACATGACCAATTAACTTTAGCATCTTCTGCAGGAGCAGCTGGTGATAAAATTCATATTGTTTCTTGTGAAGGTAAATGGTGGGTTGATGGTGTTACTAATGACCAAAATGGTTGGGCAGTTGGTACAGCATCCGCTAATACTTAATACAAAGTAAATATATGTGGGGGATTTCGGTCCCCCATGTATAGAAAGTAAATATGGCAACAACAATAATAGCAGACGAAATAGAAGATATAACAGGAGTATCAACCGCTGATGCAGACTTTATTGTATCTGCACAAAAATTTGTAGTAGCAAATGTTCCTAATAATTTAATGAGATGGGCATCTAGTCAATCTGGCGTTATGACAAGTAATGCAGATGCAGATGCAACTTTAAATGTAGATACTATTACAAGCGTTCAAAGAAATGGTTATCCTTGTAGAGAAATACCATTAGATGATTTAGTTTGGGCATCTGATTCTACTAGTTTAAAAAAAGCAACAACAACACATCCTATTTATGTTATTTCTGATGGTAAGATTCAAATACAACCAGAACCAGCAGTTGGGCAAGAAGGTTACTATTATTATATAGATTATCTTAAAGTTGATGATGATTCTGATTTAAGAAATGTAGTTATTAACTATGCTTGTTTTAAAGAGTTTGCAAAATTAATGATGGAAGATGCTAGGCAAGGAGATTTTAGCAATTCTGATAGTACTATGGGAACAGAACATTGGATACGAACAGAAGAAGATAGTGAAATGTTAATGGCAAGGATTCAAACAATACAGGCTCAATTAGGAGAACGTACACACTTTGGTCAAATGTCTCAACAACATTACAATTTAGCATTAGCAGAAATAAAATCTTATATAGAAAACAATCCTAAAACATTAGCAACTGCAATGGCAATGCAAGGAGCAAGATAATGACAGTCTTAGAATTAATGGAAAGAGCAGGTATTCAAAACGAAACACTTGCAATTGCATATATAAAAGATGCTCTTCATTTAATACAAAGTAATACAAAAGAAAAAATTAAAGTAAGTAAGCAAGATGTTTTAAATGCATCTGATAGTGATGATAATGTTTATGAATTACCTGCTGATTTAATTGCAATAGAAAATGTAAGTATATTAGATACTAGTGATAGTAGGTATAAAAGAATTAAAAGAATATCTAATCAACCTCACTACTTACTTGAGGATACATCACCATGAGTAGTTATGTAGATAAAGAATTTTTTTACTATTTAAGAGGTAGAGAACTTTTACTTTATAAATTATTAGGAAGTAGAAATAGAACTAGAATAACTCAAACTGGTATTCTTCAATCTTATCATAATGAACTAATGTATCCAGATGAAGATATTGAAAATGGATTAAGAATAGAATATACTGCATTAAATGAACCATTTGTCGCAGAAGCATTAGAAACAACTAATTCAAAAGCAAGTGGAATAAATATTAGTTTTGTTGGTAATGATATAGTAACTACTACTTCTAATTTTTGGGACACTACAAGTGGATTTGCAATTGGAGATAAAATTAGAGTACAAGGTTCTACTAGTAATGATGGAGATTATACTATTACTGCATTTGCTGGAACAGATAATAAATTATTAAGAACAGCAACTACATTTACAGGCGAAGACGCAGGTCAAAGAATTACAGTTACACAAATACCAAAAGAAGTAACATCTCCTGATAGTACATCTAGTATTAATGTTAATAAAATGTTATGCCTAGCAGTAGTGGATTATGTAAAAGCAATGATTCACGAAGAAAGAGGAGAAATAGATAAAAAAGAATATTACATAAAAGAATTTTATAGTAAATTAGCAGACAATGAAAGCAATAAGAGGATAGTATCTTCTGCTTTCCCAATCTCTCCATTTGCGGTGAGATAAAAATTTAAGTGCCTAAATGGCGGTGGAGGTGGAATAAATAAGGAGTAAGTTATGGCAGATAATTTACGAAAGTATACAACTCAAGAGGTCCTAAATAAAGTATACACAGATTCCTCTGGTATTACAATAGGATTAAATTCACAAACTTCAAAAGAAACATTAAACGCAGTATTAGATAGTTCTAATAATAGATTACAAGTAGCAATGGCAGGTGGTACAATATCTGGTGATGTTACTATAAGTGGTGATTTAACTGTTGAAGGTAGTAGTTCTAATGGTAATTTTGATGAGATTGTACAAGGTGGTCTTAAAGTTCAATCAGATGCAAATGATTTTATTATAGTAGCTCAAGATGCAGGTGGTGGAAATTTAGGTGGTTTTTATAGAAATTCAGGTGGCGATGTTCAATTATATGGATTTAATTCATCTCACGCTGAAAAGTTTGTTATAAATTCAAATGGTGACACTCATTTTTCAGGAGGACAGGTTGGTATAGGCGTGACCTCACCTGATTATGAATTAGATATTCAAAGTGATGGTGATACTGAAGCTCGTATAAAAGCTATAACAAGCACTGGTAGAGCAAGGTTAAGATTAGATGGTAATAGCGATTTAGCTGAAATTTATTTTGGAGTTAGTGGAAATCTTAGGTCTGCTATTTATCAATCTACCAGTTCTCCTTATACTTTAAATGTTTATAGTTTTGCTGGTACTGGTAATGTTGCGACATTTGATACTACGAATATGCGACTTGGTATTGGCGCAGATGCACCTACTAAAGATTTAGATATTTTAAATTCAGATGGAGCAACGATAAGAATAAGAGGTGATGCTGATACTGATACAAATACTATAGAATTTGGTACAAGTGTTGCACAATATCATAAAATAATTTCTAATTCTAACACTGGTCAATTACAAATAGGTTCATTTAGCGGAAGTGGTCATAGTGTTCGTTTAGTAGCTGATAATCAAACAAAAATGATTATAGATGTCAACTCTAACATTAGTCTATCTAATAATGATAGTGGTAATAATAATACAGTCTTTGGTAAGGGAAGCGGTTTAGATTTAGCAAGTGGTGCAGCTTTTAATGTTTTTTATGGTGAAGATGCAGGTGCGAATAACACAACATCTAATGAAAATACTGCAATAGGTTACAGAGCATTATTTTATAATGTTGTTGGTGCAAACAATACCGCTATAGGTAATATTGCAATGCGAGGTGTTAGTGGTCAATCTGGTTCATATAATACTGCAATTGGAAGTGGTAGTTTACAAGCAATTACAACTGGAAGCAATAATACTGCAGTAGGTATTTACTCAGGCTATCAATTAACAGATGGCACAAAGAATACTTTAATTGGTGGAAGCGCTGGAGAAAGATTAACTACAAATACTAATTTTAATGTTTTCGTAGGATATCAGTCAGGAGAATACGCAGATGGTACGACTGTAGCATCTGTAAATAACACTTACATAGGTACATTTGCTGGTAGGTTTTTAGACGATGGTCAAAATAATGTAGCAATTGGATATGGTGCAATGACATCTAATAGTGATGGTGCTGGTAATAATGCAAATGCTTGTATTGCTATTGGAAGAAATGCTATGGCAGGTAGCGAGACAAATGTAGGAACAATTGCTATTGGGCATTTTGCTGGAGACAACGGAAGTGCTGATATAGATAATGCAGTCATAATTGGAAGAGAAGCTGGAAGAGATGCTTTAACAAGTGGTGCAGATGGTGCAGTTGGAGTCGGTTATAAATCTTTATTTTCTTTAACATCAGGTGCTAGAAATACTGCTATAGGGTATGAATCTACTTTAAATAATGTAAGTGGAAGTGATGGAACATTTTTAGGATATCAGTCAGGCTTGAATGTTTTATTAAATTTTAATACTGGAATAGGTGCATACACTTTACAAAAAATAGGAACAACTGGTGGCGGTGGCGCTGGGGAAAATAATACTGCTCTTGGAGCTTTAGCAATGTCAGGCGGAGATGATACAGTTGCAAATAATACTGCTAAAAATAATGTAGCAATAGGTTATGCTTCATTAGGTGGAGCAACAAAATCAAGTGACGGAGCAGCTTTTACTACGCATAGTAGTACAGCGGTAGGGTATGAAGCCCTTACTAATCTTGCAAGTGGAAATTCTAATCTTGCAATAGGTTATCAATCTTCAAAAGCATTAACAGGAGGAGCTGCAAATATTACGATTGGACATCAAGCAATGTTAAACGCAACTTTAATTTCATCTGCTGTTTTTATAGGAGCAAATGCTGGAGATGCAATAACAACTTCTACAGACCCGAATGGTACAATTGGAATAGGATACGATGCACTTACTTCATTAACAGTAGGTATTGGAAATCTTGCTATTGGATATAATGCAATGAAAGAACATGTAGATGGTGATTACAATACTGTCTTAGGTCATAATGCGATGAGTGATTCAAATAATCACAATGGTGCACACAATGTTTTTATAGGAAGTCAATCAGGAGCAGGTGGATGGTCAGGAGCTGCTTCTTCTAATACAGCTCTTGGTAGTTTTTCATTTGGTGGTGGAGCTAAAACAGCAGATGCTGTTGATAATGTTGCAGTAGGGCGAGATAGTTTATATGCAGTTACTTCAGGAGCAAGAAATGTTAGTATAGGTAAAAGTGCAGGAAGTGCATTGACTACTGGTAGTAATAACGTTTTAATGGGACATCAAGCAGGAGATGCAATTACAACAGACCAAAATGTAGTTGCTATTGGTAGAGATGCATACTCAGCTCAAGATACTTCTAATGATGCCGAAGGTAGTTCAGGACACGGTAGTGGTAATATTGCTATCGGTTATCAATCAATGCAAACTTTTAATCAAGTTAATTGTTTAAGAAATACTGCTATTGGTTTTCAAACAATGTCGGCTGGTAGCACTCACGACCCTCAAGATAGCGTTGCAATAGGATACAGAGCATTACAAATGATAAATGATGGTGATAAAAATACTGCAGTAGGTTCATACTCTGGTAAAAACATAATTACAGGAGTTAGAAATACTGCTATTGGAGCTTCAGCATTACTAGATAATCAAAGTGCAAGTGATAATACAGCAGTAGGTGAATTAGCATTAGAAAATACAACTGGAGCAGAAAATACAGCTATTGGTAGGATGGC